CCTATCTCTTATCTGGAGATACAGCTACTGTCTGGTGTTTCAGGGGGCTACATCACGTAACAAAGACCGGAGTTAACCAATGTATTATCATGACGAGCGCAGGCCATATCCGCCGGTTAACTTCATCAGCACAGACAACTGGCATCCCTATACCAGGCTGATCCCTGCCACCAAAGTGAATGAGTGGGTAAATCGCCAAATCCTCAGCGATACCGGAAGCATCCATAACCCTGACCACGAACACCTGTTAGAGGCTGACCTCTGCTTTATGTGGGCGTCCGATTCGTTCGCGAAGAAAGGGCGGTATGTCCTCGGTCAGGCCGAACAGGTAATGCTCCGCGCAGGCGGTTGGCAGAAAGCCAGAATGGAACAGCAGATGCATGAGTGGTTCGGGCGCGTACCGAAGTACATCATCACGCTGGCTGCCGATTATTGCTCCCAATGCAGTGACATTGAGTTCTGCGCGCTGGTAGAGCACGAGCTTTACCACATCGCCCAGGCCACCGATGATTTCGGTGCGCCGAAGTTCAACAAAGAGACCGGGCAGCCAGTGCTAACACTGCGCGGCCACGACGTCGAAGAGTTCGTTGGTGTCGTACGCCGGTACGGTGCCAGCAAAGAGGTGCAGGAACTGGTGGACGCGGCCAATTCGCCAGCGGAAGTAGCTCACATCGATATAGCCAGGTCATGCGGGACGTGCATGTTAAAGTTGGCATAGGCTTTATTAGGATTGTCATGGAGGTAACCGATGGCAGCATTATCGACAGAGGTTAAAGCCTTCATCGTTCAATCGCTCGCCTGCTACGAGACCCCGGTAAAAGTCATTGAGCTTGTAAAGGCTGAATATGGCATCGATGTATCACGGCAGCAGGTGTCTCAGTATACGCCCGGTAACGCAATGGCGGCCAAGTTGAGCCAGAAGTGGATTGACCTGTTCAACGCTACCCGTAAACGATTCCAGAATGAGATCGGTGACATCCCGATCGCAAATAAAGCGTACCGGTTGCGCGTTCTCGACCGAATGGCGACCAATGCTGAAAAGATGAAGAACTACGGAATGACCTCGCAGCTTATCGAGCAGGCCGCAAAAGAAATGGGCGATGCCTACACCAATCGCCAAAAAGTCGAGCATACAAGCCCTGATGGCAGCATGACTCCGCAGCCGACAATCATCCAGCTACTACCCGTTGAGCCGAAAGCATGAGTAACGCCGTTCAACTGCCTATCCCCGCTAAGCTCGCGCCACTGTTCACCGCCGTGGATAAGCGTTACCGGTGCTCGCACGGTGGACGTGGCAGCGCCAAGACGCGCACATTCGCGCTGATGACTGCCGTAAAGGCGTATCAGTCGATGATGAACGGTGAAAGCGGGGTGGTGCTCTGTGCGCGTGAATTCATGAACTCGCTGGAAGAGTCGAGTATGCAGGAGGTGAAACAGGCGATCCTGTCTGTTCCATGGCTGGCTTCCAACTTTGACATCGGCGAAAAGTACATCCGCACCATCGACAAGAGCGTTAACTACGTGTTCTGCGGCTTGCGACATAACCTCGACAGCATCAAGTCGAAAGCACGCATTCTGCTGTGCTGGGTCGACGAGGCCGAGTCAGTCAGCGAAATAGCCTGGCAAAAGCTGAGCCCGACAGTTCGTGAAGAAGGATCAGAGATTTGGGTGACGTGGAACCCGGAGCGCGACGGTAGCGCCACGGATAAGCGTTTTCGCAAAGAAGCCGGCGACGACTGCATCACCGTTGAAATGAACTACACGGATAACCCGTGGTTCCCTGACGTGCTGGAAGGCGAGCGCCTGAATGACCAACGCCGCCTCGACCCGGCAACATACGCATGGGTGTGGGAGGGGGCTTACCTCGAAAACTCCGACAAGCAGGTGCTGGCCGGGAAATACCGGATTGCCGAGTTCTCGGACCAACTATGGAAAGAGGCCGATCGCCTGTTCTTCGGTGCTGACTTCGGATTCGCCAAAGACCCTAACACGCTGGTGCGCTCGTTCATCCTTCACAACCGGCTGTACATCGAATACGAGGCATACGGTCAGCAGACAGAGCTCGACCATATGCCAGAGCTTTACGACACGATTCCAGGCGCGCGTGAATGGCCCATCAAGGCCGACTCCGCTCGGCCCGAGACGATCAGCTATCTAAAGCGGCAGGGCTTCAACATCTCGGCTGCCGAGAAATGGCAGGGTAGTGTTGAGGACGGGATCGCCCATCTTCGCGGCTTTGACGAAATCATTATCCATCCACGCTGTAAGAATGTGGCACGCGAGGCCCGCATGTGGTCGTACAAAACGGACCGCATCACTGGCGAGGTGTTGCCGAAGCTCGCCGATGGCTATGAGCACTGCTGGGACGGAATCCGCTACAGCCTTGACGGGCATATTAAGCGCAAGGGCCAGATGGCAGGGATGATGATTCCCAAAAGGTTGCGTTAAAAATTAAAGATTCACCAAGAATTGACGTTATTTATTAATGATGTACTTACAAGGAGATAGTTATGCAGCATCATTTTAAAAACGTCATTTTCCAGCGTATCGCGAAGGGTTCAACGGTTGGCAATCAGGTAAAGCTAAGCGATGTTCTTGCTAATGGGAAGACGGAAGCAGCTCTGCTAGAGGCTCTTCAGAAGCAATTTAAGGGCGATACTATAAAGCTGAAAAGCTACCAATAATTTCAGGCCACCTCGGTGGCCTTTTTCATACCTTAACGCCACCAACGGATAACCCATGACTGACAAATTAACTCTCGCCGTCAACCATGCGTTGAACGATGCGCGGATGGCGCGCGCCCGTATGGGTCTGATGGCGCCAACGATGGGGCTGGACAATAAGCGCCATTCCGCATGGTGCGAGTATGGCTTCCCTGAGCAGGTCACTTACGAAAACCTCTACGCCCTGTACCGTCGCGGCGGTATCGCTCATGGCGCTGTTGAGAAGCTGGTGGGCAAGTGCTGGCAGACTAACCCGGAAATCATTGAGGGTGATGATGCGGACGAGAGCGAGGACGAAACCGCCTGGGAAAAGAAGTCAAAGCAGGTATTCAACAACCGGTTCTGGCGCTCATTTTCCGAGGCGGATCGCCGTCGCCTTGTCGGTCGTTATGCAGGTATCCTTCTGCATGTCCGCGATGAAAAAGACTGGAATCTTCCGGTAACTAAAGGGCGAGGTCTTCAGAAAATATCAGTGGCGTGGGCCGGATCGCTCACGGTGAGCGAGTGGGACACTGGGCTGAACTCGAATACTTACGGTCAGCCGAAAATGTGGCAGTACGCCGAACGCTTGCCGAATGGTTCAAGTCGCCGCGTCAATATCCACCCCGATCGCGTTTTCATCCTTGGTGATTACTCAGACGATGCTATTGGCTTCCTTGAGCCAGCTTATAACGCCTTTGTAAGCCTGGAGAAGGTAGAGGGCGGTTCAGGTGAGTCATTCCTGAAGAACGCAGCGCGCCAGCAGAACATCAACTTCGACAAAGAGGTTAATTTTAATGACCTGGCTTCGATGTATGGCGTATCGGTTGATGAGTTGCAGGAGCGTTATAACGACGCTGCAAGAGAGTTAAACCGAGGGAATGACACGCTACTCATTACCCAAGGGGCCAACGTTACATCGCTGGTTTCTCCGGTTTCAGACCCTTCGCCGACATACGATGTAAACCTGCAAACAGCCGCCGCAGGAGTTGATATCCCGACGCGTATTCTGGTTGGTAATCAGCAGGCCGAGCGCTCCAGCACCGAAGACCAGAAATACTTTAATGCTCGTTGTCAGTCGCGCCGAGTAGACCTCGCTTTCGAGATAGAGGACTTCTGCGACAAGCTTATCGACCTGCAGATCGTCGACTCAGTAAGCCAGAAGGCTGTTATCTGGGATGACCTGAATGAACAGACCGGCACCGAGAAGCTAACCAACGCTAAGACCATGGGCGAGATAAACCAGACCATGCTGGGCGGCGGTGATGCCCCGGCATTCAGCCGTGAAGAGATTCGTACAGCTGCGGGTTATGACAATGACGACGAAGAATCGTTAGGAGAAGAGGATGGCGACGAAGAAGACGAAGCCACCAATTCTGCCGCGTAACTATCAGGATCCGACCGGAGCCGATGCGCTGGAACGCCGGGCAATGAAAGATTTCGCCAGGCGAATGAATAAGATTGGCAAAGCGTACAAATCAGCACTCGACAAAATACCTTCCTCCCTCGCAGTAAACGCCAGATACGAATACCAGCTAAACCCGACGCTACTCTCCATCATCCTGAACGATGCCAGTTACCTGGTTGATCAGGTGCTGCTTGAAGGTGGTGATTACGACCTGTGGTTTTACGAGTACATCGATCTGGCTTCGGAGAAAGGGACCGGGCAGTCGTTCTACAACCTCAGCCAGCAATCCCCGGTGTACTCAGCCGGGCGTGAGTCGTTAGCGTCCATCCTCGCAAGCGACCCGTACCAGCAACGTATGGCGATGGTGCATGCGCGAGTGTTTGAGGAAATGAAGGGGCTGAGCGCTGACGTTAAGCGCGACATGGCGCGCGTGCTGACCGATGGGGTGGGGCGTGGGCTCAATCCGCTGGACATTGCCCGCAACCTGACAGACCAGACCGGCATCGAGAAACGCCGGGCGAACCGGATAGCACGCACTGAAGTGACTACCGCGCTGCGCCGGGCCAAGTGGGATGAAGACCAGGAGGCGAATGACCTGTTCGGCCTTAAAACGCTGCTGGTTCACATCTCAGCTCTGTCGCCGACAACGCGACATACCCACGCAGTGCGCCATGCCCACCTCTACACCAATGAAGAGGTGCGTGACTGGTACAGCAAAGATGGCAACTCCATCAACTGCAAATGCAGCCAGCAGTCTGTGCTGGTGGATGCGGACGGCAAGCCGGAATACCCGGACACCATCACGAAACTCAAACAGGAATATAAATCGATGCAGGCGCGCGGTTACGCCTGGGCGGAGAAATAGCTATGCCTATGCAGGTCAACATCACAACGAAGGTGAACAGCCAGTCTATCCGGCGCGAAACATACAACGGGCGTGAGCATCTGGTGTTGCCGAGCTACACGCTGCCGGCGAACGTCGTCATGAATGGCGGCTTGTACACGCAAGAGCAAATCGACGCCCACTATAAGGGGCTGGAAGGCACCCTGGCGCCGCTGGGCCACCCTCAGGTTAATGGTCAGTTCGTGTCTGCTTTCTCCCCGGAGGGGATTAACGCAGGCCATATCGGCGCGTGGAACCGCAACGTTAAGAAGTCCGGTAATCGCATCTACCTCGAAAAGTGGGTTGATGTGGCTCGCGCTAATGAGTCGGAAGGTGGAAGGGAGCTTCTTGAGCGTGTCGCTGCCATTGAGCGCGGTGAAGACGTTCCGCCGATTCATACCAGTGTTGCCGCATTCCTCGACCAGCTTGAGCCCAACGATCAGCAGCGTGCCACAGGTGCTGAGTGGGTGGCAGATATCCACGGCATGGATCACGACGCGATCCTGCTGCACGAAGTCGGAGCCGCTACTCCGGAGCAGGGCGTTGGCCTGATGGTTAACGCCGATCTGGCACAGCCGCTTAAGGCGAACTCCGGCGCGCTGGTGGGTGAATCCTACCGGGAGCGCGAACAGCGTCTCGATCGCGCAGCGAAAGCGAAGTTTGCGGCGGGAGCGGATGAATACGCCTGGGTTGCTGACTTTACCGACTCGCAGGTGGTTATCGTGCGAAATGGCGGAGATGCGCAGGTTTACGGTTATTCCGCTGATGGCGGGAAGATCACAATCGACGATACCGGCACCGCAGTGGCGCGCCAGGAGTCATGGGTGGCCGTCGTCGCCAACAAATTTAAAGCTCTATTCACACCGCAGGAACAGCCTGCACCAAACCACAAAACGGAGGGCGACATGCCTTTAACCAAAGAAGAACTGGAACAAATCGGCAGCATGATCGGCCAGGCTGTTGCGACCAATACTGAAGCGGCTATTAAGCCTCTCGCGGAAAAGGTTGATGCGCTGCAGGCCAATCAGAAGCAACTCGCGGAAACCCTGACCGCGAACTCCCGTGCCGAAGAGAAAGCAAAGCGCGAAGCGGTTGCGAAGGTCCATGGCGATATCGTCGCGAACGCTCTGTCAGGCGAAGCTCTGGACGCGATGTTCAAGTCGCTGGGCGAAGCTGCGCCGCTGGGCACCAACAATGCTCAGCAGCACAAAGAAACCGGCGCACCAGCCGCAGACGAACACTTCAAGTAAGGAGCCGGAATAATGCCACGTTATCGTCGCGTTAATATCGACGGTCAGTCTCTGTACAAGACCGAAACCCGCACAACGGCCGCCGCGTTGCTTCCTGGTACCGCCGCAACCATCAACTCATCCGATAAATTCGCTCAGGCCGCCGCGCTAACCGGCCGCCTGTACATCATCGATGTCGGTTATCACCAGGGCCTGACTATCACTGAATCAATCCCTGCCGGTGATTCGGCTGTCGGCAACTACGTCGAAGAAGGCCGCGAGCTGGCGCTGCGTTGCCTGCCTGGTGCCTATAAGAAAGACAGCCCGATCAAGCTGGGAACTGCCGGTCAGTTCACCCTTGCCACCTCCGACACTGATTCAGTGATCGGCTACAGCCAGGATGAATACACCATCGCGGCCAGCACCACCGATTATATTCGCGTGCGTATGCGCGTTGGCACTGTCGCCGCAGCTGGCGCGTAACAAAAGGACAAACACATATGTATTTCTCTAAAGAGACGCTGGCGACTAACTCCCGCCTCGGCGGGCACTGGAGCGAACTGTGGGCAAACCGCAACATGTGGAACCTGCAGAACGATTCCATCATTGCGGCTAACCGCGCAATCATGACGCCTGACATGCTGGCTTGTAACGCTGTTGGCGGTTTCTCCCGTGACTTCTGGGCTGAGATTGACAACCAGGTGCTGCAACTGCGCGATCAGGAAGTTGGCATGGAAATCGTGAACGACCTGATCGGAGTTCAGACGGTGCTGCCGGTCGGTAAAACCGCCAAGCTGTATAACGTGGTTGGCGACATCGCTGATGACGTGTCAGTAAGCATCGATGGCCAGGCGCCGTTCTCCTTCGACCACACTGACTACGCGAGCGACGGTGACCCGATTCCGGTGTTCACTGCTGGTTACGGTGTTAACTGGCGTCATGCTGCTGGCCTGAACTCTGTTGGCATTGATCTGGTGCTGGACTCGCAGATGGCGAAGATGCGCAAGTTCAACCAGAAGCGCGTCAACTACTACCTCAACGGCGATTCAAAAATTCAGGTTCAGTCCTACCCGGCGCAGGGAATTAAGAACCACCGAAACACCAAGAAGATCAACCTCGGTTCCGGTGCTGGTGGCGCGAATATCGACCTTACCACCGCTGACATGACCGCGCTCTTTGCGTTCTTCGGTAAAGGCGCATTCGGTACCACCGCACGCACGAACAAAGTCGCCGCATACGATGTGATGTGGGTTTCCCCGGAAATCTGGGCAAACCTGGCGCAGCCGTACGTGGTGAATGGCGTTGTAAGCGGCACTGTATTGCAGGCGGTTCTGCCGTTCGCGCCGGTGAAAGAAATCCGCATGAGCTTCGCGCTGACCGGTAACGAGTTTATCGCGTATGTTCGTCGCCGTGACGTGATCTCCCCACTGGTGGGTATGGCTGTAGGCGTTGTTCCGCTGCCGCGCCCACTGCCTAACGTTAACTACAACTTCCAGATCATGTCTGCTGAAGGTCTGCAAATTACCGCAGACGATCAGGGCCTGTCCGGCGTTGTCTACGGCGCTAACCTGGCGTAAGGAAACAGCATGGCTAAATACGAAGTTGTGCGCCCATGGTTCGGCGTGAAGGTTGGCGACGTGGTGGAGTTGAAAGAGCTTCATCCGGCGCTGAAATCCAACGTCCGTCTGATGCAGGGCGAGGCTGGCGGCCAGTTAACTCCAGCGACACCAGAAGGCGGCACCAGTGAAAAATCTCGCAAAGAGGTTATCCAGGAGCGCCTTACTGAGCTGGGCATTGAGTTCAAAGGCAATCTGGGGGCTGAAAAGCTGTCTGAGTTGCTGCCGGAAGGCGAGCTCGAAAAGCTGTTCCCCGCTGAATAACAGCCGCCGCTAAGGCGGTTTTTTTATGCCCTCTCCGGAGGGCTGTCAGAGGCTCGCATGATCACCACAGAACAGGCCAAGGAATATCTGAAGTCAGTCGGTATCACGCTGCCTGATTTCATCTTAGAGGCGCTCGTAGAGCAGGCCAACAGCATTCAGGAATGCCTTGATGCCCATTACTCTCCAGCTACCGCGCTGCTGATTCAGTCCTACCTGCTGGGCATGATGGCGCTGGGGCAGGGTGACAAGTACGTGTCCAGTCACACCGCTCCGAGCGGGGCATCAGAATCTTTCCGCTATCAGTCATTCTCTGACCGCTGGAAGGGCTCGTTAAATCTGCTGCGTGGTCTTGATAAGTACGGCTGCGCTACTGCTCTCATCCCTGCCGACCCGACAGCTGCGCCTGCATTCGCTGGTATCTGGATCGGGAAGGGAGGTTGCATGTGCGGGGATAAGTGATGACGTGGACACCCGTAAGCGTCCGCCTGCCGCGCCCATTCGCTCGTGTCTGGGTGCTGACAGATACCGGGCGGGAGACTACCGGCTACGTTAAATCGGACGGCGAGTGGTTCATCAACTGCCCGCGGATTCGCGCTACGGGCGCGGTGGTGCTGCGCTGGAGGGAAGACTGATGTCATCGGTAGCAAACTGGTCCTACACCGCCAAGGCCACCATCTGGCGCAAGGGTGCTGGCGGCAGGGATGAGAACGGCGATCCGCTGAATGGCTACGCTGCGCCGGTCATCATCATGGTCGATTATGAGGGCGGCCTGTCAAAGCGCATTGGCAACCTGGGCTCCGAAATCGTCGTGAAGAACACTGTCTGGACGGAGTACGCGCTGGCCGACGCCGGTGATTACCTGCTGATTGGTGAATCCACTGAAGCCGACCCGGTTGCTGCTGGCGCTGACGAGGTGCGACAGGTTATCCGTTACGCCGACACTTTCGATCGGGTGGCGGACGATTTCGCCATCCTGACTGGAGTCTGATATGGCCGGGAAAGTAAGAGGCATCACTCAGGCGAAAGCCAACCTCGACAAGATCATCAATGACGTGCAGGGGCGAAAGGTTGTCAGGGCCATCCAGTCAGCGCTAATCATCGGTAGCTCCCAAGCAGCGCTTTATACGCCTATCGACACTTCCACGCTGCTGAATAGCCAGTTTCGTGAGATGGACGCCAACGGTACGAGGGTTACTGGAAGAGTGGGCTACTCGGCTAATTACGCGGTGTACGTTCACGATCCAAGTGTGCCGCAGACTTTCCGTCGGTCCACTGCACGAAAAGAGTTCCTGACTAAAGGTTTTGAGGATATGCGCAGTCAGATCGATGCAGTGATGCGCAAGGAGCTTTCGCTATGACACCCATGATGCATGAGCGGGTGCGCAATATGTTCGGTGATGCTGGCCTGACTGCCGGGTTCACGGTGCAAAAGTTGATGTATGACGACCCGGAAGATCTGACGCAGGCCGTGATGGTGTTCCGGCCAAACGGTGGTTCCAACATCCGTCACGACCTTGGATCTGAACATCACATCCTCGTCGATGTGATCGGCGCGAAGGATAAGCGCGGCGACGCCACCAATGCTGTTCAGCGCATCATCGATTATGTCCAGGCCAACCCTATGGCTGATGAGTGTGTCGGCTACATCCAGAATATGGGCGCAATCCCTGCGCCGGTGCTTACGGCAGAAGGGCGGATAGTCTTTCGACTCCAGTTCGCCTGCACTTACGGCGAATAGCCATACCAACCAAATAGACCCGCTCCGGCGGGTTTTCTTTTTTATACGTCAAAGAGGAAGTTTCTATGGCTAATTGCCAGAACTCGAACGAACGCCTGTTCGGTGGCGCAGTCGTGCTGGAAGTCGCCGATGGTTGCCCGGACGTCAAACCACTCGAAGCTGAGTGGAAGGCGCTGGCGGCCGGTACGTCGAAAGGCTTCGACTTCAACCCGAACTCGGTAACCTCAGATGCGGATGACGGCGGCGGCTATGTCGAAACCATCATCACCAACAGTGATTTTACCCTGAGCTTCGAGGGCGAGGTCCGCAAGAAGGATAAACTCGATCAGTACGGTGTCGGAAAATTCATTACCTACTTCGCTACAGAATTAAAAGCGAAACGTCAGCCTGGAATGTGGGTAAGAATGGATTACGGCCCGGTAGAGTTTGTTGGTTATATGAATATCAGTGCGCTCAGTTCAGACGGAGGTAGTAACGACATCGTAACGTTCTCCACTGAGTTCAAAGTCGGCGACGCTAGCACCATCGAAGTTAACGAAGTGACAGCGGTGGCGGTGACCGGCGTAACGGTAACCCCTGCTACCAGCACTGGCGCGGCAGGCGGTACCAGCACCTTTACGGTGAATATCGCCCCGACTGGCGCAACCAACAAAGACTTCACCGTAGCATCAACCGATCCAACCAAAGCCACTGCTACAGCCTCCGGTACCACTGTCACGGTAAACCGCGTCGCCGCCGGCACCGCGCAGATCGTCATCAACACCGAAGACGGCAATTTTGTCGCAACCCATACCGTTACTGTCAGCTAACGGCCATTCCAAAGGGTGGCCTCGGCTGCCCTTGATAATGATCGTTACCCGGGAAGGACCATGACAGCATTAATCGACATTGGCGAGTTTTCTGTCAGTGATGGCCGTGAAGGCGGAAAAGACTATCTGCTGAGACCATCACTGATGGCTATGACGCGGATCGGCACTCCATCGGAGATTGTTCAGGCGTATGCCACGGTGCACGGTAGTGATGTTGCTGCCGTCATCCAGTTCTGTACTGATACGCTTGGCCGCTTTCCGGGCTGGCTATCGCCTTCGATGAATCGCATTGCAGAACGGCTGCTATCGCTGAGCATGCATATCATGCAGGCCTGTTGTGATGACGATCTCACCCCGATGATAGGCGAGTGGAAAGGGTGGAGCCGGTACGTTGTTTACCGTCCCGGGCAGATGCCGAGGAACGACATCATCGTGCTGGCTCAGCATCTTATGCAGCATGGCGTCGTAGGTAAGGCCAGTGTGCGCCGCCTGCAGCGGCATGAGTCAGGCGAAACGACGAACGAGTTTAAGGCGTTTGACTATATCAGCGCGGCTCGTAGCCACTTCGGCATGAGCCGGGAAGAGGCTGCGGCGCTGACTATGACCGAGTTTCAGCTGATGCTGGCGCAGAAATACCCTGATCAGAAGGGCTTTACCCGGGAAGAGTACGATGCTGTTGCTGATGACTTCCTTGCGAAGCAGGCGGCGCGACGGGCGGCGGCAAATGGATAGAACCAGCCAAATCCCGATCCCCAGCGAGAACCCAAGAGATGAAGATGTCGAGTGCCATGATGTCATTCTCGACGAAGAACAACTCATAGAGAGGCTTCGCTCGCGCTTTAGTAAGCAGGCAAACTAAAACTAGCCCACCCAAATAATCAAGCCTCGGCATTGTCCGGGGCTTTTTTGTACCCGCAGTAAATCAACCGCGCTTCACACGCGCATTGTATAATCCTAGAGCCTACAGAAAGCGAGCCTGAGAGTAGTTGTACTCTGGGGCGGCTATCTCTGTGTGACAGGCTCACTTTCTATAGGTAAACCCAAATGACTAACATAGTCCCAATGAGCTATGGCGATAACTCCTTCCCATTTACCTCAGACTGCTGGTTTAACGCCACGGTAGCGGCGAAGCATCACGGGAAGAGGGTGAAGGACTGGACAATCCTTGAATCGACCAGACTCTACATTGCAGAGTTGGCGCAAGAGCTTGATATAGAGCCGTTTAATTCTAAAGGGCAGATTTCTCCCCTTTTAGTCCGAGCTGAAAAAGGCCGCTACGGTGGCACTTGGATCCACCCAGAGCTTGCAGTCGAATTTGCTCGTTGGCTTACAGCAAAATTTGCCCGCGCCTGTGACCGACATATTAAAAATCTACTGCTGAGTAAAAATTTCCAGCTCACCGAAGACCAGATTGTTGGCCTGATGGTCTGCCAGCAACCCACGTCATGGGAAAAACGCTTTAAAGACCCGTTCTACCAGGCGTTGTCTAAAATGTCCGGCCTTCCTTACTTTGGTCATGTCGGTGGTTGCCCGGCGCTGTTCGGTCAGATCACCGCTCGCTGGGTTTACGGTGTGGCACTTCCCGATTATGTCTATCAGGCAGCCAAGCAGGCAGCCGGAGATAGCAAGGAGAAGATTCACCAACATCTTAAGCCCGATGCGCTGGAAAAGGTCGAGCAGCAGTTAATGGTAGTGACCAGCATCGCAAGCTGCAGCGTAGATCAGAAGGACTTCGAGGCACGTTGCATGACCGCATTCCCGGTGAAAGGGCAGATGAAGATTCTTTATGCGGCGGCATGATGAACAGCGAGAAATGCCCACTCAGGTGGGCTTTTTGTTTATGAGCGCCTCTTCGATGACCTTATCTAGAATTTGACGTAGCTTTTTTGCGTCAATTTTTGTTTCGCCTGAGTTACTTACATCTTCGAACTCAAGCGCATCCTGAAGTATCTGGACAATTTCAGCATTCATCGAGCGACCATTATTTTTGGCTCGCTCCGCTATTTTTTCCTTCAAATCTTCCGGCATACGTAAGCCGAATGGGGCAATCAAGCTCGCGCCTTTCATGGTGACTCCAGATCTAAACAAAACATGGCTTCATAATGTAGTCAAAATTAACTTGACGAGATAGCTACATGATGTAGTATTTAAATGACTACACCATGTAACCACAGGAGAGCAGATGGAACAGGTTCGAAATATTCCACCAACGGGCATCCGATTCCCGGAACACCTGAAAGAGATCATCAAAAAGGCAGCAAAAGAAGAGGGGCGCTCGCTGAACAGCGAGGTTATCAAGCGTATTGAGCGGAGCCTGAAAGAAGATGGTTTCATCAAAGCCTAAATGCAGCGAGGCCCGGAAGTGCGCTAACACGAACCGGGCCTCTATCGAGAATAACCGCATAGGAAATATCGACATGAATATTGTAGCAAAATCAGATCTGAACTTCCACGGCATGAATCTTGCGCCTGTGCAGAATGTTAACGGCATTTGGCTGACATCGGCGGACGTCGCTAAGGCGTTAGGGTACAAAAGCACCAAGTCTATCTCAAACCTGTTTGCACAGTATGAAGACGAGTTTTCACCAGGAATGACAATGGTCATTGAATCAGTGACCAATGGTATTAACGGCTCGTCTCGCAGAATGAAAGTGCGCGTATTCTCCCTTCGCGGAGCACACCTGATCGCAATGTTCGCCCGTACTCCGGTAGCCAAAGAATTCCGTCGCTGGGTTCTGGATGTGCTGGATCGCGAGGTGCAGCATTCACCGATCGCTAAGCAATTCTCCGATGAGGAACTGGTGAGCCTTTGTTATCTCCAGCTGTGGATGGAAAGGAGCCAGTTGGTCAGCAAGAATCTTTATCCCGCGATGAAGCAGGCAAAATCTGAGTATGCGGGGGCGCTGTACGATATTGCCCATGATATTCACTACATGACTGTAGAGACCAAAAAGATTTTACTCCGGGAAGCACAAAATCTGGATGACAAGAATTTTGTCGTAAGTCGCGCTCAGCCGATGCTGGCAAAACTTCGCGGCGAAGACGGATGGATTCACTGATGGGCGCATGGGATGGCGCAAAAAGAAAAAGCCGATAGTTCGAGCTACCGGCTTTCAATGAAACGTGTCATAAGGACCAACGAATGACTTCATTAAATTTAGCAGTTCACGAGCGTAATGTCGATCCCCAAGCATTCCCTGTGCTGGAATGGTCTGGTATGCGTGTTGTTACCACGGAGATGCTGGCCTCTGGATATGGTTGTGAAGAGAAAAGCATCCGTATGAATCTTTCTCGAAACTTAGAGCGCTTTGAAGAGGGGAAGCACTACTTCATGGTGACTGGCGCAGACCTCAAAAATTTGCGAGCCACTGACAGTGGCTCACAAATCTCCACCAAAGTCCGCACTCTAACTTTATGGACGGAGAAAGGCGCTGCCCGGATGTCGAAGATAGTCGACTCTGACGAAGCGTGGTCCTTCTTTGAGCGCCTGGAAGATTCATATTTCCGGCCGATGCCGGTTGCGGCGATTCCTCTGACTTACGAAGCTGCGTTGGAAGACCTTCTGGCTAAAGTGAAAGAGAACCGCATCATCGCCGAACAGCGTGATCGTGCAGTCAAAGAGAAGCGTTGGATCTCTGAGAAGCGCGAAGTCACCGCCATGGCAACAGCTTCCGCAGCTGTTCGTGCCAAAAACAAACTGGCAGAACGCATCGGGGAGGGGAAAAACTACGCAGCCATCATCCCTGTAGAGAAGAAGCTCGGGCAGAAATTCAAATGGCAGCCGCTCCGCAAGTGGTGCAGGGAGAATGACACTGAACCGCATGAAGTCGAAGATCCGCGCTTTGGCACTGTTAAGTCATGGCCTCGCGCTGCTTGGATGGCGGTTTATGACGTGGATTTACGCAAGATTTTTTAATCGGCTGAAAAGACAGCCAATCGGCCGATTTCTTGGCCAAACATTTAACCCGCTCCGGCGGGTTTTCCCGTTCCCGGTCGATTGAGATCAATAAATCAGCGTTTGCCGTTGCGCCTGTGCTATTCCTGGGTAGGATGTTCATTTTTACCAATAGGGATAGGGATATGAAGAAGATTTTGGCGATCGCCTTTTTGGGGTTATTTAGCACCGTAGCAAATGCAGAAATGGAAAGCTCTGGTGCTTGGGTAACGAAATCTGACACTAATAAAATGACCGACGAAACAGACTTTGTTGCCTTAAACACGTCTTCCGATACATACAACAAAGACGGCCTGACACGTGAAACAACGCTGGTTCTGAGATGCAGCAGCAATAAAACAGATGCGTACCTGTCTTTCCGTGACTTTATGGGATCAGATGCTCCAACCATTACAATGAGGCTCGACGGCGGGAAGCCAACCAAAAAATCATGGGGTGGCGGTGAAGGTGGTGATGCAGCATTTGCACCTCAGGCTGTGTCATTTATCAAAGAGCTTTCCAAGCATAAGAAAGCAATATTTGGGTTTGAGCCTTACGGATCGACAATGCAGATTGTTGAATTCGATTTGACTGGTATAGATAAGGTTGCCGAGAGCCTTTCCAAAGCGTGCAAGTGGAAATAATCATTCGTTGAGAACAACCCTCCTCGGAGGGTTTTTTTATGTCCGGAGAATAGTCAAATGGCAGGAGAGGAAATAGCAGGCAGCATAGTCTACGAGGTAGGCGCGGAAGTTGAGCCATTACTTCAGGGCGGAAGGCAAGTAAATAAGGTCCTCACTGAAATTGAGAATGCTCTCGATGACAATATCGCTCAGTTCAAAAAAATGGACACGCAAGTATCTGCGACAGCACAGGCGGTTAACCAGTCAGTCCGCAGCTTCAGTGGCTTCCAGAACGCACTTCGCCAGGGTGGTTATCAGGTTCAAGACTTTATAGTGCAGGTTCAGGGTGGGCAATCAGCCCTTGTGGCCCTGAGTCAGCAAGGATCACAATTATTGGGGGTGTTCGGCACTGGCGGCGCAGTTGCTGGGGCATTGTTAACGCTTGGCACCGTTATCGTAGGGTCCCTAATCGCTGGGATGGATAACGCAACCATTTCGACCAAGGCACTCACGGAAGCACAAAAGAGGCTTTCGGACATTTTCCAGATCTCCTCGAATGGTGTCGTCGTACTGTCTGATAAGTTTGCTAAATTAGCTGAGACAAGCGAAAACGCAGCCCGCGCGCAATTAACCATGGCTCTTATTGATGCGAATAACATTATTAAAGCCTCCGTGCAAAGTGTGAATCAACTTGGTGATGCACTTGGTACGTGGAAAGCCCCGTTATCAGCGGCGATTAGCCAAATGGATGCTCTGAAAGCAAGGGGTATGGATGTAAATCGGGCATTAAAGGAGCTTGGCGGGACATATGAAGGGAATATAATTGGTCTCAACCAACTTAATCAGGCCGTAAATAATATTTCGGAGTCATTCGGAATAAGCGCTGACGATGCAATTAAGCTAGTGCAAGCGCTTGGCGCTGTTCGTCAGAATGCAAGTCCAGAAACCATTGCGGCATTGCGTGATGTTACAGTTGATCTCAGCCAAAAATATGGATATGCAAATAAGTCTCTGTCTGAATTCACAGGGAAAATCGGCGAATATTCATTGAAGTCAGATCAGGCTAAAGAATCAACTAGGTTAGCCACTGAAATGCTGCAGGGGCACAAAGTTGCTTCCGAAGCTGATGCGGAAGCCATAGCGCAAAACACCCAGAGACTCCAAACCTATATCCAGATGATAAAGGATGAGGGGGCAACTATCGCGATGACTGCTCGCCAGAAGGCTCTTTACAGAGCTGAGCAGTTAGGCGCAAGCGATGAAGACAAAAAGGCGATAAACACTTCGTTTGACAAAATTGAAGCGTTTAAGAGTGAGCAGGCACTACAGAAAGAATCAGCAAAGGAAGCGCGGAAAGCAGCAGCGGCAGCATCTTCTCAGGCTAAAAAAGATGTAAGCCAGCAAGAGTCCATTGCTCAGAAACTGGATAATCTCCGCGCTCAATCAGACCTGACCACAGAGTCGATTGAAAAGCGTCGCATTCAGGAGGCGGGCCTCCGGGCGGAGCAGTCTCTTGGTAGTGCCGCGACTCAGCAGCAACTAGCGGAAGCAAGGGCGCTTGGTGAGGCAAACGAAAAGGCAGCAATCTCTATTCAGAAGCGCAAAGAGGCTGAGCAGGGGCGGAAGTATGCCAAACAGGAGATAGCCGCCGGAAATACCTCGGTCAACCCTATCACTGGGGCATCAGTGGATCCGCTGGCGCAAATCAATCTCCAGGAAACACAAAAGCTTGAGGCCCTGGCTAAATATCAGGAACTGGATAAGCAAAATACCCAGCTTTACGAAGACGCCAAAACTGCCATCCAACTGCAGGCGTCAAACGCACGGATGCAAATAGCGCAGACTGAGGCAGATCAGCAAAGAGCATCCGTTCTTTCTATTCTGGGCTCTGCGTCCCAGGGCTTTGATAGCCTGGCGTCGATAATTGCAGACTCTGCTGGTAAGAGTAACGCGGCGTACCAGGTCATGTTCGCAGCCAGTAAAGCGTTTGCGATTGCCCAGTCCACCCTCAGCCTGAATACCGCAATAATGCAGGCCATGGCTGATCCGACAGCGCTGACTCCAGCGCAAAAACTTGCGAACTATGCAGCTATCGCCTCTGCTGGAGCTTCATTACTTTCGAACGTTGCGAGCATCTCATATGGTGGCGGGAGAGAACACGGCGGCCCGGTATCTGCCAGCTCCATGTACCGTGTGGGCGAGGGTGGCAAGCCTGAGATTTTCAAAGCCAGCAATGGCAGCCAGTACATGATCCCCGGCGATAACGGTCGCGTCATCAGTAACCGGGATATTGGTGGGGGTGGCGGGGCGTTCAATTACAGCCCGGTCATTCAGGTTAACGGGGATCCGACTGAGCAGCAGTTGGCCATGCTCGAGGCCGCGGTCAAGCGCGGCGCGCAGCAGGGTTATTCCATGGCCGTCAGCGACGTCGCCAGCGGAAAAGGCAAACTCTCCAACGCTCTGACCAACAATTTCAACACCAGTCAACGCCTCACATAAGGAGTTCCCATGGGGATCAGCAGCACCATTGATTTCCCGCACCAGTACCTGCCAATGCCCCAGCGATCCGGTCATGGATTCACTCCGGTAAGCCCTCTCCAGCGCTCCACCATGACATCCGGCCGCACGCGCCAGCGTCGCAAATATACCTCTGTTCCCACTGAGGCGGGGGTTTCGTGGGTATTCAATGATGCCCAGGCGCAGCTGTTTGAGGTGTGGTTCAGGGATGTGATCACCGATGGCGCAGCGTGGTTCAACATGCGCATGCGTACGCCTATGGGCGTCGGTGACTACGTCTGCCGGTTCAAGGATATCTACGACGGGCCGGTGCTGTTCGGGTTAGGGTTCTGGAAATTCACGGCAACACTGGAGCTGTGGGAGCGTCCGATTCTGCCGCCTGGCTGGGGTAATTTCCCTGAGTTCATCGTGGGGCAGAGCATTATCGATTACGCGCTCAACAGGGAGTGGCCGGAAGCATGACCAGTCCAACTCTGAACAGGCTGTACGCCAGCGGCGGCAGCGAGGCGCTACTGAATACGTTGCAGATTACCGTCGGTGGGCAGGATTACTGGCTGGTCGAGAACTTCGAAGATATCACCGCTGTTACAGAGGCGGGGGCGACAGTGACATTCCAGGCGGCTGCAATGGCCGTCGCGCTGCCAGCCAGGAACAAAGACGGTACGCAGGATCTGCAGTTCGCCATCAGCAACATTGACGGCATCGTTTCCACTACAATACGTAACGCCCTGTCTAACCTGAATAACGGCACGCTGATAATGCGGCAGTATATCTCGACCGATTTGAGCTCACCTTCGGCGCCGCCCCTGGTATTCCAGATTAAAGACGGGTACTGGAAAGCGACAGAGGTTCAAATTAAAGCCGGATTTCTAAATATCCTCAAAACTGGTTGGCCGCGCTATCGCTATACGCTTCCTGTCTTCCCTGGCCTCCGCTACCTTCAGTAGGAAATCACCATGTTCAATCCTGATAAATACCGTTCTGTCGAGTGGCAGAAGGGCGGACGCGCTTATCCAGTGCTGGACTGCTTTGGCATCGTCAACGAAATCAGGCGCGATCTGGGTCTGGCTCCGTGGCCTGATTTCGCCGGAGTCACGAAGGATGATAACGGCCTCGATCGGGAGGCGCGCGGACTGATGGCTGGCCTGACGCGATGTGAACCGGCCCCGGGCGCAGGTATCGCCTGTTATTCCGGTTCAGTGGTGACACATGTTGCCATCGTTGTCGAGATTGATGGCCAGCTGCGCGCTGCGGAGTGCAATCCGCGTACCAACGTAACCTTCCTGCCGCTGGCGCGGTTTGCCCGCCGCTTTGTTCGCGTGGAGTATTACCAGTGACGATCCGAATCTATCCCTCCCGGTTGACGGGCGAACCGCTGGAAACGCATCAACATGAAACGATGACCCTTAGCGCCTGGTTTGCGCAGAACGTGAATGACTGGACGCCGGATCAGCAGCATCCGGTTGCGGTTGAAATCGACGGTGTCCCCGTCCCGCCGGCAGAGTGGACACTGCGCGTTATCAAGCGAGAAACAGACGTCAGGTTGTATCCGGTGCCATACGGTACCGGCGCAGAAATCGCGATCTGGGTTGCCGTCAGCGTAGCCGTCGCCTCTGCTGCGTACAGCATCTACATGATGAGCACAATGTCTCAGGCAGGCGGCGGAGGTTCCCAGGCGGCCAGCGGTGACCAGATTGACCTCAACCCGGCCAAAGCCAACGCGGCAAAACTGGGTGATCCCATCCGGGAAATCTTCGGCAAATATCGCGTCTGGCCTGATTACGTCGTGCAGCCGGTAAGCCGGTTCGTGAACGAGACCAGCATGGAAACCAGCATGTTCCTGTGCGTGGGTGTCGGCGACATGGTGATTAACCAGTCCGATATCCGGATCGGTAATACGCCAATCTCCGCGTTCGGTACCGACGTGCGTTACACCATCTACCCGCCAGGCGCCACGGTCTCCGGCGATACGCGTACCGAAAACTGGTTCAACTCACCAGAGGTCGGGAATACCGGTTCCGGTACCGCCGGACTGGACCTGGGCTCAAGCGGCCCGGAGACGGTCAGTATCATCGCGGATGCGCTGGTCGTGTCCGGAAACTCCATCACGCTGGTTGACGTATCGTCGTCTGGCGATGAGGAGATCCCGCCGTCGTGGACTGTCGGAACGGTCATCACCGTCTTGGCTCCAAACTCTTACACGGTTGTATCCTCCGGCGGTTACAGCGTGATTTATGGCGGGGTTGATGAACTGGCCCCATCGGTAGGGCTGCCGGTGTCTCTGAACTATAACGGCAACGACTACGACCTGGTGATCGCCAGCTACGCCCCTGGCGTTCCGGCGGTGCCGGGGGTAGGCGGTAGCGCCGCCAGAATCACTGCCAGCGCCGCGCCGACGACTTACGATTTCAGCACAACGCCTGTGACGTTCAGCATCAGCTGGCAGGGCACGACATTCCCGGTCTCGCTGGTTACCAATTACGTCACCATGTCGGGTCTGGTTTCCTCGATCACCTCGCAGCTCTCAGGCTCCGGTCTGGTTGCCCGCGATAACAGTGGCCGGCTTGAAATTGGTGAGTCCAGCAGCCCCTTTGCTGGCGGGTCCATCACCAACAGTCCGCTACCCGCCGCTGCGTTTGGTGATGCGCCAGTCAATACGGCGGGCGTGAAATCAACGGGCGGTACGGCGGAGGTCAGAGCACACATTACCCTGGCGTACAACAGCGCCGCCGGGACGCCATTTACCGGGCTCCCGGAGGGTATTCAGCGCTTCTCGCTGGGACTGTACGCAAATCAGTTCAGGATAACGGCTGTGGACAGCCAGACGGTCACGGTTGAGAGGTTAACGGTCACTGCCGGACCTGGCGGTGAGACGATTACTACGCCAGACCCATCCTGGCCCGGATTCACCGAACGCACCCTACTGGATGCGACCGTGACGGGTGTCAGCGACGATTACGAATGGGTTGGACCGTTCCTGGCCTGTCCCGACGGTGAAACCCTGGACGCATTCGAGGTAAACATCAACTTCCAGAACGGGCTGGTACGTTATACCGATAAAGGTAACAAGCGCTCAATGCCGGTACGCCTGGTTATCCAGTATCGCAAGGTTGGCACTACCGCCTGGCAGCAGCAGTCTCCGTTCTATTCACGCAGTACCGAAAACCAGATCGGATTTACGCATCGCTACAGCGTGTCGCCGGGGCAATACGAGATACGGATGCGCCGCACCGAACCGGTTAAGGGTGGCAGCACGCGTGACCAGGTATTCTGGCAGGCGCTACGCTCACGGCTGAGCAAACGGCCCACGAAGTACGACGGTGTCACCACCATGGCGCTGACCGTGCGCACAGGGAACCGTTTGGCAGCGATGTCCGATCGCCGGATAAGCGTCACGCCAACCCGGATTTACAGTGGCGGGAGGTCGGCGCGGAGTATCAGCGGGGCGCTTTACCACGTGCTCGAGTCGCTGGGGTTCACGGCCAGCCAGATTGACACGGCGGCGATTAACGCGCTGGAGCAAACGTACTGGACGCCACGCGGGGAGAAGTTCGACTGGGCGAGCGGGGAGAGTAAGTCAGCGCTTGAAGTGCTGCAGAAAATCACCAACGCCGGGATGGGGTACTTCCTGTTGTCGGATGGGCTGGCTTCTGCCGGCAGGGAAGGGATTAAACCCTGGGTCGGGATGATCACCCCGCAGGAAACCACCGAGGAGCTGCAGACCGCGTTTAAGGCCCCGTCACAGGACGATTACGACGGCGTGGACGTGACGTACATCAACGGCACCACCTGGGCAGAGGAAACCGTACAGTGCCGCCAGCCTGGCAATCCAACACCGCAGAAAATCGAGAGCTACACGCTGGATGGCGTTCTGGATGAGAATCGCGCCTATCGCATCGGCATGCGACGACTACTGGGCTACCAGCTGCAGCGCCTGCAGCACACCACATCAACCGAGATGGATGCTCTCTGCTACGAGTTCATGGATCGCATAGTGCTGGCTGACGACATCCCTGGTGGTCAGCAACTGAGTTGCCTGATTACGGATATGAAGTATGACAGCAGCAAAATCACCCTGACGCTCAGCGAGGCGCCGGACTGGTCGTTTGAAAACCCACGCGTAATCATCCGCCATCAGGATGGCCGGGCATCAGCAATGGTGGTGCCGACACGCATTGACGACTTCACCATTTCGGTACCGTACAGCGCCGCGCTGGAGCCAGAACTGTGGGCGATGAATGACGCGTACATTGAACCGCCGCGTCTGCTGTTCTGCTCATCTGTTCGAGTGCCATATGACGCGCTGGTCGGGGAAATATCACCGGGTAATGATGGGATCAGCCAGGTGACGGCTATTCAGTATCACCCCGGCAAATATGCCTACGATGACGCCACTTACCCCGGCGACGCCGCTTAACACCAAATCAAAATTATCTGACCCGCTTCGGCGGGTTTTTTATGCCCGGAGCGAGCATGACCACATACGCCACTAATAATCCATTAGGGTCAATGGATCCGAAGGACCTGTTCGATAATGCCCAGAATCTGGATTTTGCGCTGAACGACATTACCCAGGCGTTCTGGAAGGATCGTTTTGGCAGATCCAGGAAGTCATTCTGGGGGATGGAGCAGGAGTCTGCGGCGCAATTGATGAGGCAGCAACTGCGTTTTAATACGTTTATCCAGAACTCCGGTTATGATGTCATCGGTGAATACACCAATGGTCCGCTGACGATTAGCGAATTTAACCAGGTGATCCGTTATGACGGCGAACTATGGAAGCTGACCGCCTCGACCAGCATCCCTTTTACGACAACCGGGAATGACGCTGCGTCATGGTTGAACGACTCCGCGCATTTCATCAGTGTCGGAGATGGTGCACTTCGCCAGGAGTTGCTGCGTAAACGAGTCTATGCAGTGGATTTCGGTGATATCCCTGACGCCGCGCATCCTGACATTGCCACAACTACTATACAGACGGCGATCGAATACGTTTATGCCAATGGTGGCGGAGTTGTTGACCTCGGTCCGTTCTCATGGAAAGTGGCCGCCTCAACGCTGAATGAAACATACGATAACTACGGCGTGGCCGTTCCTGCAAATACCGGCTGTATCATCTTGCGTAAAGGCGTATCGCTGATTGGGGAGCCAGGCAAAACCAAGTTATACACGGACAATAAGTTTGCAACGCTTATTTATTTGGTTGCTCCTGTAGGCAACGTAGTTCATGGCATAGAAATTGATGGCGGCTGGAACACGGGCGATGACGGCGGAAATAACGGCATTTTCACGCTGGGAACCCAGGGCGGGGCGGATATTTCTTGCTATCGTGTTACTTTTTCTGAGCTATTTATTCACAACGTCGCGTCCTACGGACTGGCGCTGCAGAACGGCAATCCGAGATTCTGCAAAATTGAAAGTGTTCGTGTTGATAATATTGGCGCTGATGGGCTTGACCTGAAAGCGCGCGGTGATCTGTCTATCCCTGCCCAGGGTAACTCTGTCAGTGATGTGTGGGTCTCCCGCTATAATCAGCGCGTTGACGGTTCAGCTGGTGTGGATGTTCGCGGCATCTGGCATCTTCGCGGGATTACGGTGACTGATTTTGGTGGGGATGCCACCAAAACGTATGTCGGCATTCGTTTCCGCACCAAGCCGCCAGTTAGCGAACAACAGCAGGTTGCAGATAAGACCACCCTAACCGGGTTTACCATTCGCCCAACCAACGGTGCGGCCGCATTGTCAATTGCTGGGATTGAGTGCGGATCTGATGACACTCATATCAACGATGGGTATGTTGAAGATGCACACCACGGCATTATCCATTCTGGCAATACGAACGGATCTGCTATTCGCGGTACCGTATCCAACGTTACATCCGTCAACTCCCGTCAGTACGGGTTCCGCGCTGTCGCAGGCACGCAGGGTATCAGTTACATCGGATGTGTGGATGTTGGAGCTGCGACTGCCGGATTCAGGATTGAAGGTGACAACTGCAACGCTACCGCGTGCGTGGGTGGATCTCTGTCAGTTTCGTCAGGTGCGCTACCAACCTTCCAGCAGTCTGGCTGCCGGTTCGGTGCAAGTTGGGTAGTTACCGAGAGGCAGAATGACACTTCAGTATCTGTGACAGCCAAAGGTACTGCGACAGATATTGCTCTGCGCCTGTCTGTAAAAGGCAATAGTTTTGTCGGCGTGAACGCTGACATTCGCCCTGACTCTGCAAATACCCGTCATCTTGGCTCTAACTCCCTGCCTTGGGCCGGTGGATTTACGCAGACTGCATTCACGGTCACATCAGGCGCCAAGTTTAAAACAGAACCGCTAGACATAACGGATGCCATGCTTGATGCCGCCGATGAATGTCCTCCAATTCAATATCAATTGCTGGATCGGGTTGCTGCAAAAGGCCCCGATGGAGCTCGCTGGCACTTCGGCACGATTGCTGAAAGACTGGAGGAGGCGTTTACCCGTCACGGGCTTGATGTAAGGCGATTTGCATTCTTCTGCGAAGATTATGTCACGTACAAGCCTGCAGTGATTGATGAAAAAACTGGCCTGGTGCTTGAGCCAGAGCAGGAGGAGGGGATCCGGTTAGGCGTTCGCTATGAAGAACTTCTGATGCTTGAGGCGGCTCTCCAGCGCCGGAATTATGCGAGATTGTTAGCGGCTCAGGAGGCAATGTCCGCACGTATTGAAAAGCTTGAAAGCCTGCTCAGTAAAGCGAATTGA